ACTGCACAGCCTATGCCTTGCGCTTTTGATGGGGCAGACGCAGATTTCTGGAGTTCGCATCCCTGACTTGATTACGCTATACGGCGTGATCGGCGCGGCAGTGTCCCGGCTCAAGGCGGGGGAGCTTGCATGATCACCGCAGACCAGCAAGCGGCGATTGACGCGGTGGCAGAACACGGGTCGCAGCGGGCAGCGGCAAGGGCGCTGGGGATTAACGGCAAGAGCCTGCGCAGTCGCCTAGAGCGCGCGGCAAGGTGGCAGGAAGCGCCGAAAGGGCAGCGCGAGGCGATCCTGCACAGCGGCCTAGATATTGGCATTGCCAAGGCTGGCTGGCGTAAGGTCAAGAACGCAGACGGCACAAGCGATAGCGTATATTGGCGCGCGGCGGATGATGCACGCGACCCGGGCGACATCGTGTCGGCGCTCAAGGAGGGGCTGGAAGATTGCGCCCCTGCTGCAACAATCATTGCCCCTGCGGCGGCTAAAGAGTTGTGCGCAATATTCCCGGTTGCAGACTTACATATGGGGATGCTGGCGGATGAAGAGGAAACGGGCGTTGATTGGGACAGCAAGAAAGCCGGGGCCGTGTTTTCTGCAACGTTCGGTCGGCTGGTCAGCGTTACGCCCGCCGCTGGTGTCGCCGTGCTGGCGCAGCTAGGGGATCTTACGCACACTGACGACCAGCGCAACGTCACACCACAGTCAGGCCACCAGCTTGACGCAGACACGCGCTATTTCATGATCCTGCGCCGCGCCGTTGCCGCTATGCGATGGGCAATTGACGCGCTGCGGGCCAAGTATCCGCTAGTGATCTATCGCGGGTGCCGGGGCAATCACGACATCACAGCCCATCACGCCGTCACTTTGGCACTGGCCGAACACTACCGCGACACGCCGGGGGTGGAAGTCATCACCAGCGCGGGCGAGTTCTATTGCTACGAGTTTGGCCGGAACATGGTTCTTTTGCACCACGGCGACCGGGCCAAACCGGAACGGCTGGTGACATTCGCCGCATCTGAGTGGCCGGAGCTATGGGGCCGCACACGTCATAGGCTGGCGCTGTCCGGGCATGTGCATAATGAGACTCGAAAGGACGTTGGCGGCATGGCATTTGAGTCCTGCGGCACAATTATCCCTAAAGACGTCCACGCCTACACCAACGCCTACATTGCGCGGCGCGGCCTGGTTAGCATCGTGCTGGACCATGATGCAGGGGAGGTAAGCCGTGCTCGTATCGGGGTATGACACGCCCAACAGTATCGCGCAGGATACATCGCCTTTGCTTTCGTGACGCGGACCAATCACTATGCGCCCGCGCCTACTCGCGCCGCCATTCGTCGCTGTTCTGGTCCGCGTGGGTTTCGCTGTTTGGTCCTGCGCATTGTGAACGCTCATGGCTATTTTATTACATCACATTAAAGAGGACGCAAACAATGAACCGCGCTGAAACCTGCATTCCCCGAACGCTGGCCCATGAAGGCGGCTTTGTCGATCACCCGCGCGACCCAGGCGGGGCAACTAATCGCGGCATCACAATCGGCACCTACCGAAATTTTATCAACGCCAAAGGCACAGTCGCAGACCTAAAGGCGCTGACCGAAGCACAGGCGGTTGCCGTTTACAAAGCGCAGTATTGGGACGCCGTGAAAGCTGACGACCTGCCGGACGGGGTTGACCACGCCACATTTGACTTTGCCGTCAACAGCGGGCCGTTCAGATCGGCAACTTATCTGCAAGAAATTGTCGGTGCTGCACCCGACGGCAAGATCGGGCCAATTACACTAGCCAAAATTCGGGCGATGGATGCGGCTTGGATCGTCAATCAACTGTGCAATGACCGCATGACATTTCTTCGCCGCCTGTCCACGTGGTCAACATTTAGCAAAGGCTGGACCCGCCGCGTTTCTGACGTGCGCGCCGCTGCGCTAATGGACGCCACAGCGGCGGTGACGCGCGGCCCTGACGTGCACCCCGTTGAAGCGGCGGGGAACTAGCGGCTGAGGAAAGACTTGCCGCCTGCGTGGCCGCGATGCGCCTGCTGGCGAACGAATACGATCCCGCAACCTGAAAGGATAGTCCATGTTTCTAGCAATCCGAATGTCCGTCTATATCTTCGCCGTACCTGTCGCGGCATGGCTTGGCGGCACCTATGACCCCGCGTCCCACGTAATAACCCTCAATGTTGATACATTGATCGACGTGATCGGCGGCCTGGCTGCCGCTGGCATTGCGTTCGCGTCATCTCGCTATGCAAAGCTGCGCGGCGGCGCAACGTGACCGCCTTTATCGTCGGCTGCGTGGTGTCTTTGCTGGGCATATTTGCGGCGTATATGACTGGCAGATCCAGCAAGACAGACAAAGAGGCGCAATCCCGCGCCGATACCATTGAAAGGGCGACCAATGCGGACACTGGCAATCCTGACGGCAGCGGCGATCTCGAGTTCTTGCGGCGTCGTGGCAAACGACAGCGCGATGACAACGGTTCTTGAACCGCTGATGACAAACCACGCGGCCAGCCTTGGCAGTGACGACGTGTCAGAGATGCGCCGCACGGGTCGAATACTTATCGCCACTTTTGACGCCGCCGCACTCCGACAATAAACCTTGCCCCACTGCCGGCTTAATATGGCCCCGTCACCGATAGGCGGCCGGGCCGCTAATCTACCCTACCGAACTCGCCGTGAAATTTAGCGTTGGCTTCGCAATAGGCCGCGTAAGCATCTTCTGGGTTGTCGAACCTGCCGAGATTAATAGTCTTTCCGTCTAGACCAATCTTCGCCCGCCACATGACTCTTTTATTATCTTTGGTTACGCCCCGAAACCCGGTCGTATTTGTAATCAAAGGCCGTTGGTTGAACCTATTTTGAGACTTTGTTGCCAAGCGCAAGTTTGACATCCGATTATCCAGCCCGTTGCCGTTAATATGGTCAACGTCCATGTTGTCCGGCGCTCTCATTAACTGGCGATGAAGGCTAACCTGCTTTGTCGTTTTTGTGTCTGGGTCCCAGCCGCCTCTAGCAACATACATCGTGTTGGAGGCGGTTCTCGCGCACCAGTTGAATTTTCCGATCTTTGGCACGTCACTGGCGTCAATTATAGCCTCAAGACCCTTCGTCAGAGTCACGTAAGCAACATTGCCATCTACACGGATTGGGCGTATTTTCTTGGGCATCGGCGAACTCCATTTCGCTGTAGGGGCGGATCAGAGGCTGTAACCTCTCCGCCCCGTTTTTATACCGAATCACCCATGAAATTGCAACTCACGCAGGCCAAAAAATGCCCCGTCGTCCTTAAATGGGCGGCGGGGTTTTTTGTTTCAGCCGCCTATTTTGCTAGTGGCGTGCGGCAAGGTCAATAAACGCAATGATTACCAGAACAATAGCGGCGGCGCAGGCGTATGTCAGAACCCTCACGCCTAGCGACACAGTCGGCGGGGTAGGCTCTGCCATTTTGCCCGTGCGCAATTCTGCAAAGCGGGCTGGTTCGTCTGGGTTGGCGTGCCAGCGAGTGACGGACCCTGATTTGTAGATTGGGTTGTAGGTCATTTGGTCATTGTGCTTTCTGCATGTGCGTCACGGACAAGTTCTGTGATGTATTCAGCGACGTGGGCGTATTCGTTCTTGCCGACCTCGTTGATGATCCAGTCCTGTTGGTCTTTGCTTAGAACCTGCAATATGTCCCCGATGTTTCCAAATTTAATCATGTGATTTTGGAAGCGGTCTTTGACCTGCTGCCGAGGAGATGCTTTGATCGTGCGGGGCGGGACGATGCCTGCCTTGCGTGCTATGACGACAGCCCGGACGACCTTGGTGTAACCAAATCCAATTGCCTTTTGTATCTCCGCATGGCTGCGACCCGCCCTGTGCATTTCTGCGACGATGTTGATTTCTTGCTCTGTCATGGCCGTGCCACCGGACGCAGGAACGGGATGCCTGTATTGCGGCAGTATGCGTCCACTTGCTGGCCCCAGAGTTCTTCCAACGCCTCGACCAGCGCGGGCATCTGATCGCAGACTGCTGACGTTTTGCCTGTGATGTGGCCCACTTCCATGCTGCCGATTGCGAATATGATTATGTATAGTGATGTCATTGTTTTTGCTCCAGTTCTGCAAGGGTGGTGCGGGCGATGTAGAGCATCATTGCATCCGATGCGTCTTGCATTTTCTCTATAGCCCACACAGCCTTCGCCAGCTTGGCCTCCAGTTCCTCGATGCGGTCGGCTTGTGCTAGCATCACTCTCCGCACGTCGGGCGATATGTATTCAGCCAGACGCTCAACGCTCATCCTGTCAATGCTGGTCATCCACGCATCCCCTCTGCATCGTCCAGCGCGCCAGCCTTGTACTGGCACCAGTCCGGCGTCATCATGTCAGCAGGCAGCTGACGCCCTTTGCCGTCCTCGCCTTTGTTCCAAACGCAGACGTTGTTGATGCGCCCCTTGCAGTCGAACCGTCCGCTTTGGCACTTGGCCACCAGCTTTCCCGGCTCGTCGTCCCACTCAATGACCACAGGGCCAAATGTTTGTTGGTATCCAGTCATGTCTCTAATCTCCATTCCATGTTTCTGTTTCTGATCTCCTCCAGCAGTTCATCTGCCTTCGGGTTGTCGTGGCGCAAGCACGTCTTGTAGCAGTTAAGCAGGTATTCATCGCCCAGCGTGTCAATCCAGATCGGCCCGTCGTGGCTGAACCATTGCCCGCGGCCAACACGCTCTTGCGGGTCATCAGACATCTGCCATCCTTTTTTCGTTGAGCAGCACCATTGTGCGCTTGGCCGGATCGGGACCAGACATGTAGCGGATGAACCACTCAGGGTCGCCAGACTGTACGCGCTCTCCGGCCATTGCGCCGCAGCTGCTGCACTCCAGCGGACCGCTGGCAGCTGTCAGCTGCACGGCGACCCAGTCGTGCGCGCACTCCATGCACGTCACGTAGCTGACGTCGTGCGGCCGGTGATCATCGAGACGGGTTACGTTGTCATCAAGACCAGTCATACGCATTCGCCTTCTCTACGCACAGATCCGCGAGCCGCAGAGCAAGGGTCTCGCCCAACGCTTCTCGGACCTCGTCCCATGTATAGCCCTGCCCGTTGATCGTGACCTCGTCGATGCTGATGTCGTCCACCTCGTCCCAGACGGGCGAACCCGGCACGCCGTAGTCGCTGGATGCAAAGCTGGCCGAGGCCCAGCACTCGATCTCCAGTCCGCCCTCGGCGTCGTACAGCACCGCCAGATCAGGATGATCCGCAGGATCAACGCTCTCCAGAACCTGTATCGTTTCCTGTTTCATCCTCCGACCAACCCCGCCTGCTTCGCGCCCTTGTACAGGGCCAGCATGTGCCGCATCTCCGCACGCGTGACGCCGTGGTCGATCAGGCTGTCGACCTCGGCTGCAATATCACACAGGGCGTCCACAGGCGCCCCGTCCTCGTTCCCCGCAGCGCGCAACGCGGCGTAGGCCGCCTCGTTCAGATCTTGCATCGCTTCCTGGTATGTCATGACCAGCCCATCGCATATCCGAAGATTAGAAAAGCGTAGCCGCCCCCGAAGATTGCGATGGCACCGATAAGGTCGGTAAGAAGGTCTTTGATTTTCATTGTCGTTTCTCCTTTGTTAATTAAGCCGCATTCAGCGCGGCGATCAGGTTTTGGCGCGACGCGGCATGGGCGGCGGCACGGGCGGCACTGGAGGCGGCACGGGCGGCATCGGCAGCGATATGCGCTTTTACTTCAGCGAGAAGGGTGTCGTAGTTGCGGGTTAGGATAGTATTCATTGGTTCTCTCCGGTTGATTTGTTCTGTCCCGACATTTGCACGTCAAAGCGCTTGCGTCAATACAAATGTTATGACAATGTGACGACATGAGAAAAACATCATACATCCAAGTCAGGGTCACACCTGAACAGCACGAGCAGGCGCGCCGCCTTGCCGAGGCTACAAATAAGGACATTTCCGCAATCGTGCGGGAAGCCATTGACAAACTAGCAAAGCGCTATGCGCTGAAGGAGCCGCAATGACACCGGAAAACAAACTATGGCAGAAAGTTTTAATGCAAGCAATGATCGACGCCACGTATACCGGCACCACACTGGAAAACTGTCGAGAAAAAAAAGCGTCTATCAATTGGATAACTAAAGCCGGGAAAGACTTTCACACCGTTTGCAATCTTGCGGGCATGGACCCGGATTTCGTCCGCGATTCGTTTCTTGCGGGGCGCGTGGACGGCGAACTACTTCGCACCGCGCAAGGCTGGCACAAGAAAGCAACGCTATGACCCCCGCAACTCTACGCCCCGCCCCGTTCGCAATCCCGCCTGCGCCAGTTGCCCGCAGCCGCGCGGCCACCGTGTCGGTTGTTAGCCGCCACGACCGCACGCTGGACGGCATTGCCTGGCGCTCGGATCAGATGACAAAGTACCAAGTCCCGCCGGCGGATACCGCAGCGGACGTGTTCGACGTGATAGGGGGTGGGGTATGAGGCGACCGCCTATGAAGGCCAAGCGCGACGCCAACGAAGCAAGCGTGTTTGCAATCTTGCGGGCGCACGGCCTGTTTGTATACCCCTTAGATTTGCCGCTGGACGCTGTTGTCGGATACGGCGGCAGGACATACCTTGTCGAGGTTAAGGACGGACCCAAGGCACCTATGCGGCCTAAACAGGTGGAATTCTTGCGGGACTGGCTAGGCCATGCAATCGTGATCCGCAACGACAACGAAGCTGTTGCGTTTGCCAAGGTTGTCAGAGACGGCACCGCATAACAAAGGCCCGCCAGAGTGATCTAGCGGGCCTTGCTTTTGCCGGAGAGGCGGGGTATCGTGCAACTGTCACATCGCTATGCCTTAGATACCATGATGCACGGACCAGTGCAAGGCATAGCCCAATCGTAGAGGCTAAACATGGCTAACAAAAATAAGCAAAAACTCCCAATCATTTCACAAGACTTTGTTGAGTTCCTATACTTCGACTGGTCTTTTTATCACGCAAAAGTTTATGGGCGTGGAGTTTACGTTTTAGACATGATTGACACACCTTATATAAAAATTGGTTCTACCGCAGCGCCAAAGGCACGGCACGACGGACTTTTGTCATCATCTCCCTTTGATATAAAACTAGCTTTCTTTGTGACGACTGGCGACGGCCCAACAAGTCATATTGATTTTCAAAGATCCGTAAAGGATTCACTGAAGCATTATCATGCAAGGGGTGAGTGGTTGAATTGTTCAGCAGGTTTCGCAATCGATTCTATTAGATTAGAAATTGACGGCATCAAATGAGCGGGACACCATACATTCGCTTTTTTAGTGACGACTGGATAGCCGGAACGCAACACCTAGACCTCACAGAGCGCGGGGTGTTGATTACTATCGTAGCGCTTACTGCATCAACTGGTGTGCCGCCTTTAGCTGACTACAAACGCCTTGCGCGTCGGTTTGGTTGCACATCTGCAAAGGCTAGAAAGTCGGTTGCCGCGCTTGTGGATCTTGGCAAGCTGCGGATCGTCGACGGGCATATTGTGAACGGACGCGCACTAAAAGAAGTTGGAATTTCGCAAAAATTGTGCGAAAAGCAGTCAGAAAACGCCTCCGCACGTTGGGCAAAAAAAGAGGAAAAAGGCAACAAAATCAAGGTCAGTGATGATGCCACGGCATTGCCACCGCATATGCCAGAAGTATGCCAACCAGAACCAGAACCAGAACCATTAAAGAAAGAGGATACTAACGTATCCTTGTTAGACACGGCCCAAGCATTCGATGAAATCGCACAGGCTGTCGAAGCATACAACGAGGCATCAATGCGCACAGGCTGGCCAAAGGTGCAAACCATTTCCACAGCAAGGCGCACAGCAGTCAGAGCAAGGATCAAAGACGCAGGCGGCATGGAGGGCTGGGGAATAGCGATCAGCAAAGCCGAGGCGTCAAGTTTTCTAACGAACCGCACGGATCGGCCATTCACAGCAAGTTTTGATTTTATCATCAAGCAGGAAAATTTCACAAAGATCATGGAAGGCAATTACGATGACCGAACTAGCGCACCACGAACAGCAGATCAGAATCGCGGCCCGTCTGGCTACACGCAAGCCGGCAGACGTGGACCAGATGCTAGTATCGCAAGCATCGTCGCACGGCGTCGAATTGAAAGAGGGCAGTAGGTTGCGCCCGATCTATGACGAGCGCGGCACATTTCTAGGCAATAAAGTTGTGCCGGTCGGCTGGCATGCGAAGGGTCCGCAGGACGGCAAGGACTGGACGGCGGATTTGGTGCGCAAGGCGATGACGCCAGCGCCTGTAAATAGCATTGAGGAATGGCTGGCCGAGTTGTCCGTCATCACGGCACGGCGGGCAGAGGACGAATTTACGGGCGCGCTGCGTGTCGATGCATATTCTCGGCGGCTGGGGGCCTATCCTGCTGACGTTGTAAAGGCCGCGCTGTTTGATTCCAGGTGGAAATTTTGGCCGACATGGGCGGAACTGGCCGAGTTTTGCGACAAGGCGGTTGCGAAGAGGATCGCTCTGGCGTCTGCGCTGGACGGCAAAGATGATGCCCGCGCAGCATCACTGGCCAGCGATGAACACTTGGACCGGGTGAGCGCCAGCCGCGCAGCAGAAATTATGCAAGAGGCTGGTTTCAGCGTTAAGCGCTTTGACTAAAAACCGCTTGACCAATTATAGCGCACGACTTATAAACACTATGTGGATATGGAGCAAAACTTGACAGAGACAATTCCAGCCATTCGCAAGCGGCATTTGGCGGAGATTCGCGCCGCGTATCAGGCACAATCTGACGCACATATAACGCAGACCGAAGCCGCCAGACGGCTCGGCGTAAAGCTCACCGCCTTGAACGCGTATATTACGCGCCACGGCATTAATTGGCAATGTAAACAGCAAGGCCGAAAATGGGAGACAACACAATGACCGACAACGCACAACTGACCGCATATGTGGAACGCCGGGAGCGGCTGGAATCAGTTAAAACCGACGCGGCTGACGACATCAAAGAACTAAACGCAGAAGTCAAATCGTTTGGCTACGACCTGCCGACGTTTAACGCAGTAATTGCCCGCCGCAAGAAGGACCGGGACGCTGTGGCAGAGGCTGATGCGTTGCTGGACATGTATGAAACCGCAATTGCAGGGGGAAACTAAACATGCTTAACGCCGTAATTGCAGGCAACATCGGCGCAGACGCCGTGGTGCGCAACGCAGGGCAGACAACCGTGACCGGCTTTAACGTCGCAGTTGAACAGCGCGTCAAGGATGGAAAAAAAACGCAGTGGATCGGATGTTCGATGTGGGGCAAACGCGGCGAGACCCTGGCGCAATACCTGACAAAGGGCAGCAAGGTTTGCGTGTCTGGCGAATTGCAGACCAGGGAACACGACGGCAAGACGTATCTAGAGATGAACGTTCAGGACGTAACCTTGATGGGCGGCAAGCCTGACAACGGCGGCGGTTCTGGCGGCGGATACGATCAAGGCAATGGCGGCGGGCAGTCGTCTGGTGGCAACAGCGGCAGACGTCAAGATAGCGCGGACCTCGACGATTTGCCATTTTAATCTATTGCATATATAGCTGACGTATGCGACAAAGAAGGGGCCGGGCAGGATCGTCAAATCCACAGTCCCGGCCCTAATCATGAACGGTGGGAGAACCGCAATGACTGACAACAACATAACAGAAAACAAAGCAAAGGCGCAAGTGTTTGGCAACATCGCCACAGCCCTAGCATCTGCGCAGGCAAAGATGGGCAAGGCTTTGAAGTCTGCAAACAACCCGCATTTTAAAAGCAAATATGCAGACCTCGCCAGCGTTACTGAGGCATGCATGCCCGCTTTGAATGAAGCCGGCATAGCTGTGATTCAGCCGACCGGCGAAGATGAAACGGGCCGCTACGTTGAGACCATGCTAATTCACGGCCCTAGCGGCGAAGTCCTGAAATGCCGCGTCCCGCTGATCGTGCAAAAAAACGACATGCAGGGCTATGGATCGGCAGTGACATACGCGCGCCGATATGGGCTTATGAGCATGTCAGGCGTTGCCCCAGAGGACGACGACGGCAATGCAGCTGCAAAGTCACCGCCTCGCCAGCAAGCCCATAAAGAGCCGGTTGCAGGCGCAGTGGCAGAGGCGACGGCCATGTTGTTTGGCGCTGACGACCTCGACGACCTCAAGCGGATATGGACAAACGTTCCAAAGGACGTGCAAGCATCGCAGGCGGTTATCAACGCAAAGGACGCCCGCAAGGCTGAGATTTCACTGCTGTCCAAGGTCGCCGCGGCTGACGAAGGAGAGCAGCAATGACCGACAACACCCGCGCAGTGATTGGCGGAAACAGCCCGCCCGATCCAATCGAAGTTTTGACAGCGCAATATGATGACATAATCAGCGAGGCGCAAAACTGGTCCGACGGCGAAAGCGTTACGGACGAAGCGCAGATGAACGCGGTTGATGAACTTATCAAGCGGTTCAAAACATACCGCGCCGATCTGACTAAGGCGGCAAAAGAGCGAACCGACCCGCTTCACCAGGCGTGGAAATCTGAGGTTGCCGCAGTCAGGGTTTACACAGACGACGCTGACCTGCTGCAACGAACGCTTGTCGCTGCGGTTGCGCCATTTAAGGCCAAACTGGCGGCGGAAAAGGAAGCGGCACGCAAGGCGGCATGGCAGGCGGCGCAAGATGCTGAACGCGAAGCCAACGCAAAGGCTGCAGCAGCGGACACGGCGAACATCGAAGCCCAGCGCGAGGTGGCACAAGCGCAAGCGGCGGCAATGGAGGCCCGCAAGACGGCCAGCGCCGCGCAAAAGGACACCGTGAAGGGGATGCGAACTGTCCATTATCACGACATCGCAGACATGCGGGCGTTGGTGAACTGGATTGCGACAAACGACAAGCCTGCTATGGCCGCGTTTGCAGAGGCCTATGCTGCGCGCAATCACAAGGATATTCCTGACGCGGTTGTGCGTTCGTGGACGGCTAAGGAAGCGTTTTAATGACCACGCAAACAGGCATAACCCGCGTATTAAGTCGCATTTATGCCTGCGACACATCAGAAGAACTGCGCCGATATTGGGAAACTAATATCGGCGTGACATACAAGCACCTGCCGGAGGTTATCGCAGCCAAGGACCGGCGCAAGGAAACGCTAAAATGAGCGGCCATACGATCCGCCTTATTGGTGACGCCCAGCGCCGTCTAGCTTGCGACATGATCGCCAAGGCACCGGATAGGGCAATTATAACGATCAAGCCTGAAACGCGCAACGCAGACCAGAACGCGCTCATGTGGGTTTTGTTGTCTGACGTATCTAGGGCCAAGCCCGAAGGCCGCAAGTGGGTTCCTGAAACTTGGAAATGTGCATTCATGCAATCGCTGGGCCACCAGTGCCAGTTTGCAGACGGTCTAGACGGCAGCGGGCCTTTTCCTGTCGGGTTTAAATCAAGCAGACTATCGGTCAAACATATGGCTGATCTGATAACGGTCATACAGGAGTACGGCGACCGGCACAGCATTGCATGGTCAGAGCAAAAGGAAAGAAAGGCACGATGAAGCGCACCGGGTTTACGAGCAAGCCAAATGCGATGCGCCAGGTGTCCGCAAAGCGCACGGCAAAGCGGGCAAGCGCGCAGGGGCAGGCGAATCTGGCATACATGGGCCAAGTCCGGTCACTGCCATGCATCATCTGCGATACCTACGGCCTGACGCAGACGTCCAAGGTAGAGGCGCATCATTGGATAATGGATCGAGGCGGCACGAGAAAGACGC